TGCATATGAATACGTTGTTGTAGTTTTTGTAGTTGCTTGATTTCCTGTAGTTACTTTCTTATTCCATACTGCAATGGCAAATCTAAATCCTCGATAAGTGCCTAAAGTTAATCTAGTATTTGAATCCCATTCAATGTAATTTGTATACGGATCAGTGTTGTTCCAATCACCACTTTCTCTTAGCCTTTTACCTTTATACCAAGTTCCTTCATTTGCTTGGTGAAATGATGCATCGTTTGGTATTGTTTTTAGTACTTGACCTCTATCTCTAATTTGTTCAGTTGGAGGAATAAACACATCATCAACTCTTACCCACTCATCTTTAGTCGTTGCAACATTTTCAGTTGTTGTCTGAACCTTTGCAATAGAAACCCAATCAGCAGTATCAAATATTTTCTTATCTACTAATTGTTGCGTTTCTGTTTTTTCATTTTCAACTTCAATTTCAATCTTATGTTTTCCTTTGGTTAAAAAGAACTTAGCTGTTGGAGGATTATTCTCCCCAAAAGAAGACAACCTTGTGGATTGGGTGATTCCTCTTTTTTCAACGCCCAGAATTTCTTTTCCGTCAATTAATATTCGACCAAAGTTATCTACAGTCCCTTTAATTCCATAAAATCCATCATAAGGAATATCCAAGTCCCAAGAGTTCTTATATACGACTCCACCACCATCAGATCCTTTCTCGCTTAATGGCGGAATAGGAGAAATTGCATAGCGGTTTGTAAATTTACTCCATCGTCTGGGATCATACTTGACGGGCCACCATTTTTCTTTTCCGTTTGGAAATCTTGTGGTCCAAATTGGATTATTAGGACATCTTCCCTCTTGCTGTATGATTGGTTCCTGAGGAATGGGAGGCATTGGAGCATCAATAGTTAATGCAACACCCATTGGATTTTCATTCCAAGATCTTCCAGAAACAGATTCAACATCTGCAGCACCTGCAGTAGATTCAAGCATTACATTAACTGCAAGAGCCATTGGATTACCTTGTGCCAATGGTTTCCCCGCTATTTGCTCTAAGTCTGCCTTGATAGTATAAGATCCTGCTTTAAAATATTTTGTTTCTGTTGTTTTACCCGTGCTTCTGTTGCCAACGCTATATCCTCTTTTATTGATTACAACATCTCCACCAGGTCCAGAAAATGTGAGTGTCACATTATCATCAACCATAACCTCTATCAAATAATTTCCATCGATAGGAAATGTAATGTTACTCCAATTAATTGAATGTGTCCCCGCGAAACTATTTGTATTTGCCTCTGAAGTGTTGGGGTCAAATGGAGTGATACCATATTGATGTATGAAATCTCCATCTCTACCTATTGAAGGAAAAGTTCTCCAAAGTTTTCTACTAGCTTTGTTGATATAATCAATTGTATTAAAGATATTTTTTGTTTGTGATACTGTTGTTTGAGTAGAAGATTGTGATGATGATTGAGAAGGAGATGGTTTTTGGGTTTCTACAGTTACTTTCTTATTCCATACTGCAATGGCAAATCTAAATCCTCGATAAGTCCCTAAAGTTAATCTAGTATTTGAATCCCATTCAATGTAATTTGTGTATGGGTCTGTATTATTCCAATCACCACTTTCTCTTATTTTCTTACCTTTATAATAAGTTCCTTCATTTGCTTGGTGAAATGATGCATCGTTTGGTATTGTTTTTAGTACTTGACCCCTATCTCTAATTTGCTCAACTGGAGGAATAAAGGCATCATCAACTCTTATCCACTCCTCTTTAGTGCTAGTTGATGTCGCTGGCGGCGTTGATGTTGGAGTGGTTGATTTTGCAACTTTTTCAGTGATAGGAACATTCAATAAATCAAGTCTGATTCTATGAACACCTGCCTTTATGGTTTTTTGAATTTTATTTGGAGAGTCTTTAAAACTTTTTAAATCATCTAGCTTAACATTATCCAAATAAAGTTCTGCTTTATTATCACATAAACCTCTAAAAATATATTCACCATCATACGGAAAGTCTTCTTCCCATTCAAAAGTGTATGGAATACCTGCAAAGTCACTTCCTCTTACATTTGATTTAGGAACTGGTGATATTGCATAAGAATTCATAAATTCATTCCACGCAGGATAGTCCACATCAAATTTTGTCCTTGTAACTTTATTGCCAGAAGTCATTCTTAATGGTACTTCTTTTCTTGTGCTCCACCAAGGATTTTTTAACTCTCTTAGAAAGTCCTGATACTCTTTAATTTCTCTTTCAATGGGATCTTTAGTCAGAGTTGCATATGATGTTGGTTCCCAAGGACCTAAGGGTTTCCCATCAGGACCATATCTCTGCCCAAATCCCGCATCAGTTGGTTCGCAGATTTCATATTCTTCAAAGTCTTCTTCTTTATCAAAAACTTCTACAGTTTCTACAATCTCACCAAGCACCGCACGGGTAACTGCACCGACTCCAATATTACATCTATCCTTAACTTCTACAATTGGTTCGTATTGATATCCAAATCCACCGGCAACCAAATCAATTGCTAGTAGAGAACCATCTTCACCAATCACAGGATTGCCCTGAACTCCTACTCCTCCACCACCATAAAAATAAGCTTGCGGCGGACCACATTCAGACTCAAAATTAATACCGGAACATTGTCCTTCAGTTGGATTTAAATCGTTTGGCGTTAACTTATTAACATCATTAATATTCAAATATTTAATTACGTTTCTAGTTCTAAAAACAAAACGAGTCCCTGGATTTTTTTGTGCGTACTCATTGGCTTCGCACACAGAAATGCCATCAACAAATCCTCTATCGGTTGAAATATAACCGACTCTGATAGCGTCTTTTGATGCAGGACCAAAGATATCAAACGACATTACTTTATACTTCTATCCCTTTCTTCATAATGATATTTATTAGAACAGAGTCAAAGCTCTTTCATCCGCTGCAGCTTGTCTAGTTTCTGCATTAGATTGTCCAACTTTTAAATTACTTGTATTTGAAGTTGGTTCCAAATACGGAGTTTCTGGAGTTGCTTTTATGTCTGGCGCCGGTTTTGCTGCAGCGTTTTCAACTGACTTATCACTTGGAAGTTGTGAATCTGGTTGACCCGAACCACCTCTTGCTAATGTGTAGAAGTCTGAAACAGCGACATTTGGAGCGAGTTCACAACCAAAAATATTTAACTTGAGATTTGCAAAATTAAGGGCAGATGATATGCTTCCACCAATATTACCAATCAAAGAAGTAATGTCTGATAATGCCCCACTAACTCCTGCAATTTGACCTTGAACATCTTCAAGAAAAGCATTTACATTATCTACTATTGTATTGTTTGCATCGTTAATTTCATTTTTATTAAGAGCAATGACTTGACCTACAATTTCTTCAGCATAACAAATTGGAACTGTTGCATTTTTTCTCTTATTACTTACACTTTCTCTTGCATTTTTTTCTAATTGCTCTGGTTTGATTGCTTGATCCAATGCTCCTTGAATTGTACCACACAACCCTTGTGTAATTTTATTGTACAAACATAAAATTAATTCAACTAATTTTTCTTTAATATCACCAAACAAAGATCTAAAACTTGAAGGTAATGCCGAAACGACCTTTGTTAATGCTTTATTCAGAACTTTTAAAACATACTCCATAATTTTATCAAAAATTATTTTCATATATTTTGCAATGATACATGCGGCATTTGCGATTAGATTTTGAATTTTACTTACAATAAGTGACGCAGCATCAGCATAGCACTTGAGGGCATTCAAATACTTTGCTATTTGTTTTATTAAATTGTCTATTACTGTCTGAATTGCTTTGATTGCTGATGCAACTTTATTATCTGGTTTGAGTAAGGGAGTTTTTTCTTGATACTTATCTTCTAAAATCTTGTCGGCAGCAGATGTAACATGAACATCAGTGCTTTCTAAAGTTGCTCCAGGTTGAGAAAGAGATGATGGTGAATTTGCTTCTCTACATCTGGTCTGTATCTGACCAGAGACATACTTCATTACATAATCTTCTTTTTCTTGACCAGTTAATTTAAGATCTTCTGCTTTTTGTCTAGCAACTTTTGCATCTTCAAGTTGTTGCTTTGTTAATGGAAGATCTGGTCTCAATCCAAAGTTATTTGCTTTTACTCCAGGAGGAGCAGGAGCACACTCCTTTGCTTGTTCGGGAGTCTTTGGTTTTACTATACCAATATCAGTTGCTGGTGCTTTTGGAGTTGCTGCTCCTTTTGGTTCTTTTGTTGGAGAGTATGAACTTTGTCCTGTATAATTTTTCCCACCAGTTAATGCTGTGCTATTTGCAAGCACTGTTTGCCCATTATTTCCAAGCACTCCCATAATAACTGGGACTTGCTGGTCCTGTCCATCAAGAAAGAAACCAAATACAAACATTCCTTGACGAATATTTGGCGTCTGTACTGAAGCTCCACCACCACTACCAGCGGTGATTGGATACATTACCTGTGCCCAAGGAAGTTGTTCTGATGAAATTGTTTCTTCCTCTTGATCGTGAAGACCAATAATTCTTACCTTATATCTGTATCCCCATCCAGGAACACTATTTTTATCTGAAATTTTTCCAGAAGAAATATTATCTCTCCAAGTGGAATCGTCAGCAACTTGCCCTATCCACCAAAGGAAACTTGCTCCTAAAAATCCAGGATTAAATA